AGCAGTGTCAGTAAGGAAGCGGACCAGGCTGATGCGCGAGCAACAACCTGGTCCAAGAGGAGCGTGCCTTCACTTCTTAACCCAGTCTCTAATCGGGGAGAGGAAGCGGGAACTTAGCTAGTCACTAAGTTCCCGACGGGACCGAAGTCCCGCCTTGATCGGTTCTTACAGTCCCAACTTGGTCTTGAGGTCGGCGGGGATCAGGGCGAGCATCGCGTCGGTGACTTGCACCGTCGTGGTCGGCTTGATCTCCGACTTGCGAGCTTCGATCGCGGCGTCGATGGCGGCGAGCGCTTCGGCGTCGTCAGCCTTGGTCGCGCGCAGCGCTTTCAAGGCCTTGATCTGGTCGTCGCCCGAACCGGCTCTCGAACCGGGGTTCTTGATCGCGTGCTTGACGTTGCCGTTCAAGCGCGGGTCTTTTCGGTACCAGTTGCTCACGAGACCCGAGACGTAGCCGCGGAGCTTCGCGGTGTTGCCGATGTACTTGGCTTTGCCTTCGTCGCTCATCTCGACCTTGCCCGCTTCGAAACCTTCGACCAAGCATGAGATCACTTCGGCTCGGTATTCCTTGCTGATCACCTTCTCGACACCACCCTTTTGGCCGTCATCGAAGTTGACGTTGTGGTCGGCGAGAACACTCATCGTCGCATCGTACACTGATTCGCGCTGGTTCATTTGAAAACCTCCCAAAAAAGTTGTTTGAAACACTCAACACTTGAACTTGAGATCGGTTTATATCCGTTCGTTCCGTTCGACATCCACTAATGAAATCGGTGTAGCTCCCGGCGTAGCAGTGTCAGCTGGGGCGGATGCCCCAACTTGCTATCGCTTTCCGTACGCTTCCCTCACCACGACCCACAACCCCACGATCAGGACAGTGGCGATCACCGCCAAGAACCACCGGAAGTCGATGGTCAGCTCGCTCCAGATGTTAGTAGTCGGCATCATTCCTCCCCGTTCAGGATCTTGCTGTGCTTGTTAACCTTCGCTTGGACCGCTTCGATCTGTCGTCCAAGCCTTACCCACACGAACACCACGAGACCTATCACCAAGAGATCCCAGAACATATCTTCCTCCTATCTCGGTGGACCTTCCCACGCCTCGACCAGCATCTCCAGACCTTCCAGCTGGTGGGGCGTGACCCAGAACATCTCCTCCGCTTCGGTGCAGTTGACCAAGTACTGAACCCCTCGCTCGGGACCGAAGTCGACCGCGTCCATCACGTCCACCCGCAGGTCCAAGGGGATGGACACCATGCTCTTGATCATCACACACCTCGCGACCATCGACCCACGATGGTGAAGTTGCTGGTCTGCTTGCCTCTCGTCTTCATCTTGGTCTGCGATCGGGTCTTGGGCGCGGAGTACACCGTGCAAGGAACTTGCTTGCCGTCGACCACGACCATCTTCGCCTCGATGACCTTGACTTCGGTTTGCTTGGCCATAGTTCCCCCTAAGTTGTTGACTTAGCATCATCTTATCGGTTCCCAGCCCGCAGGGCGTTACGACCATTCATCACATCGGCGAAAAACCCCGCCCGCTGGCTTGACCTCACAGGGAACCCCTAAAGTCGGCGTACCGGTTAGCCGCGCCAAAAAAGCGGCAGCGAGCTTTTCTAAAACATGGCCCACTACCTTCCCCCTAATAGGTTCTTACCAGTACCCCAAAAACGAGGTACCAGTACCTCTTCCATCCATGCACCGGTATAATCCTCTTATGCAAGTCAACCACAGCGATAAAGGCTACTATCTTGCCAAACGGTACCACAAGATCCTGCGGTACGTGCATATCGCTAGTACCAAGAAGGTATTCCCCGACATGCTCTTTGGATCTATCCTGTCTCACCGGTACCAACCATGATCACCGACTACCCCAACATGCGGCCCAACTACTACTTTTGCCGGCGGTACATCTGGTTCCTGAAGAGGCTGGAGATAATGGACGACCGCTTCCGCCCCAACATGTTCGCTATCCTGAACGCCCTGGGACGGTTGGACCTATGATGCCCGCTAACTACCACGGTTACCATCTAGCGGTTTTGTACACCTCGCTGCTGGTACGGTTGCGCGTGTTCGATGGCGATGAGCACTGGATGTACGTAAAGATAGCTCACCATCTAGCGACCAGATACCATCCGGGCAACTACCATGATTGAATACACCAACCATTACGACAATAGGGCCATCCTATGGGAGTACCTGCGGTGCCTCATAGATCTCGAAATTCTGACTGACCTTTACGCCGTGCAGGATTGGGTGGATGCCCTCGCGGATTGATGGGCCCGGTATAATCCGTATATATGAGCACCAATCACATACTTAACGGCAGCATGTACGTGGTCCCCGGTGGCAGCGGGATCGTAGGTCGCGAGTTCAAGACCTACTCCAGCTACTTCAAGTGCGGGGTTTTTATCCGTACGGACGAGCTGCTCAACTGGCCCATGGTGTACTGCAACGGCATCATATTAGGTCTAGACGAAGGGATACACCCGTTGATCACGGCCGTGGTTAAGTTGGAAATCTGGCAACCGTAGTATAACGATCAGCGCGGGGTAGTGAAGCGGTCCCACGCGGGTCTCATAATCCCGAGAGCCGGGTTCGAATCCCGGCCCCGCAACCATCCCGCTTCTTGGAAGCGCGCATGCCCTTTAGAACAGAACCCGTCGGTCACGCCGTGTCGTTTACCCGCATCTTGCGTGAGCTCGATATCTATTACTCCGCCCGCGACCTAGACTACTTCTTGGAGATGGTCCGAATCTTGTTCAAGGTGGAAGATGCTGCAGCACCGTGAGATGGTGTACCAAGGGGTAACCTACAGCGTGGTCCGCATAGACTGCATCCACGGTGTGATGGTGACCAGCGGTGGTCCAGGAACCAACGCGGGGAAACGGTGGTCGGTGTTCGTGGAAGGCGCACCGCTGGTCAGCATGTACCTGAACTCGCTGGTTGACCTAGACATATGGGATCCGTTCGTAGACCAAGTCGTAACTCGCCCTTGAGAGCGCTTTAAATCCCTTAATATGCTTTTGAAGTGAAATCTAAGTGAACAGGGGGCCCCTTCGCACGCGACGCGTCGTGCGTCGCGGCGGTTACCACCGCCGCAGCCGCCAGGTGATCTTACGCATACCTTGGGAATCTATGGTCGGGTTGCGACTGCCCTGAAGGCGGTAGGACGACACGTCAAGTGCTACCAGCACGTCGAAGTAACCGCACATTGCTATGGCTTGATCATCGCCTAAGAGCACCAATCGGTAGTACCTCGTACATGAAGCCCACGCCGCCAGGAGCGTAGATCGATAGGGTAGACCAGTCGTAGTGGCTGATCTGCAGGAACGTGATCAGGTTCATGTGCTTGTAGAACAGCAGCATCTCTGGGTGGTCGCGCAGTTTCACGGCAAACGCTCGCTCGCGTAGAACCTTTCCACGCACTCGTAGATGTTGCTCCACCGCATGACCCCGTAGTCGGGGGCGAACACGCGGAGCTTCATCAAGTTCCACAAGTACAGGTTCAAGGCTTGGCTTCCTTGGACTTGAAGTTGGATTGGGTACGGTTTCTTACGCTTCATAGAATCTTTCCGCGCATTCGTACACGTCGTCGAAATAAACTACGTCTACGTCGTGTACGTCCAGCATCATAAGGTGTATTAAATAAACCTGTAAAAGGTTGGTCCCATGGCTTAGATCTAGTACTGATATCCACTTGATTTGATTTTTCACTTAAGGTCCATCAAGGTGATGTAGTACCGCTGCCGTGCAGCGTCAGCAGTAAGCCCATAGTGGTAGTTAAAGCGTATGAATTTTAATATACGTAGTTCTTGCATAAGGTGAACATACCGCTGCAGTTGATTCACTGAGTATTGATCGCATTCCCAAACTGCTCTACTTATTATCATAATCTCCTCCATTGGGATTATACGGAAAATGGATACCAGAAGTAGAATAGCCCGTAGTTCAAACAAGGAGTTAAAGTATGGCAGTAAATTGGAGTAACCCCAACGATAAGCTGAGCGTGTTCTTCACCGTGAAAGAAGCTTTGTTCCTTCCTAGTTGGAACCGCATGGCCACCAGTAAAGACGGGCTAGGCCCAACTCAACAGGATAATCTTGTTAAGCTATTTCGGATCATGGATCAGGTAAGAAATTTGTTCGGCAAGCCGGTCATAGTCCACGTAGCTTTCCGTTCATACTCCTACAACAAGGAGATCGGTGGTGCCCCTAATTCCTTGCATGTGCAGGGTATGGCGGTCGATTTCCACGTCGCTGGCGTAGACTGCGACGACGTGCGAGCAAAGTTAATACCTAAGTTAGAAGAATGGGGACTGAGGATGGAAAACAAAGCTGGCTCAAACTGGGTTCACTTAGATACCCGACCGGTCGCGGCAGGCGGCAACAGGTTCTTCTTGCCATGATATCTCTTGCTGCGCGGTTGCCCACCGCACCAACCATTGGAACGGTGGCATGAGAAGTGCTCCTTTGAATGAGCCAATCCGCAGTTTTATCAAGATCTTGACAAATTTTCCCATGGAGTCCATGTGGTTATAGAACATCACGTGGCTCCATTCTCCACATCATCTTTCTTTTCTGCAGTTCTGCAAGGGCTTGCTGCTTGGCTTCTTTCTTGCCGTTTAATGCTGTAGTGATAAGATCTCGTTGTATCCTAAGCGCGCTTCTTAAGAGCTCATATTCTTCTTTGGAAACTACGGCGATTTTTTCTACAATCCAAAGTAGTTCTCGAAGATGTTCGTACGCTTTATCTGCTCTTTTTGTTTTTCCCATCGATCCGAAAAACCTCGCAATGTATGCCCTTGTAAGTGATATGGTAGTCGCGCAAAGATCCTTCTATCACGTCTAAGCGACGTACTACCCGCACGTAGTACACTAATAGTCTAAGATCATCTTTCAAGATCATCATTTTTCTTTAGTTCGCCAAGCGGTAGTTTCACCCAATAGTTCTAGATTGGTCAACGTATCTAAGGCCATAGCCAATCTCTTCGACTTAGACGGACGACTCTTTTTAGGAGAGATGAACTCAGGGAGACATTTTTTTTTGAAAGGACAATGCTTGCAGCGCGGATCGCTCAAGCATGCTCCCTCTAGATTGATGATCTCAGATAAGATCTTCTTTTCGTGCTTGGTCACTTAATAGCATCTCCTCGACTTCAAGATCACACAGTAATTTTACGGCAAGCTTGACCCATTCGGCAGCGCCAATGTTCCAAACAGCGTCTGTGCCTTTTACACCTACGTACTCGGCTACTGCAGCGGCACAACTTGTCCAACTTCCATCACTGCGCTTGGTTACCATAGAAAGCGGACAATCGTAACATTTTACGTTGATACCACACTCGCCGCCGGCATCGATAAGGTCTTGCAGTTGCTTCTTTTTGCGGCGTAACTCATTCAAATATTTCATATTTTGAGTATTCATCAAATATATTATACAATACCGGTACATATAAACTGTCACTTCATAAGCTGACATGGAGTTATAATGATGATATCTAGGAGGATAATCAATGGCCGGCATGGATAAACCAGGCACCGTATACCCAAGCGTGTGGACTTCCACACAATCACCTATGCCTCCGCAGATATTAGATCCTTCCCTGAAAGGGATATCGTTCGATCAATTGCTGCAGCAAAGAGGCATACGCTTCATGCACCGCAAAGCAGTACCCTGCATGAACGTCAACGATCTAGACCAAAATACCCATGATCCTAAATGCCGAGTGTGCGATGGCTCTGGGATATTTTATTATCGGGAAAAAGAGATCTACGGGGTGTTCTATTCTAACTCACTGGAGAGGATGTTTGAGCATCACGGCGTGTGGGAAGTCGGTAGTGCTATCGTCACACTTCCTGTGCAGTATGCTGACGGCGAACAAGCGGATTTTTGTACGTTCGATCAACTTGTTATTCCCGACTTTACCGTCAGGATGTGGGAGTTGAAAGAGTTTGTTCCGACTACAGGCTTGATACAGCAGGTACGCTATCCGATCGAAAAGATAGATTACATGGCGTCAGCTGCTAACGACGTTGTCAAAGAGTATGTCCCTGGTGTTGATTTCAGTATAACTACAGATGGTAAGATACAATGGGTACAAGGTAAGCAACCTTCGTATAACAATACCGTAGAGCGCGGCGATGTTTACATCGTTTCTTATTTTGCGAACCCGGTTTACACTGTACTTCAGCACATGCGCGAACTGCGTATATCACAAGAGATGAACGCGGCAAACGAAAAAGTTGCCAAACGGTTACCACAGCAAGTTTTAGTTAAGAGAGATTTCTTGCGCAACAGTCCCGAACCAGAGGATAAATAGTGATTGATTTTTCTGACTATATTATAAAAATCGTTGGTTCGCGAAAAGCGAAACAAAAGTATTATCATCTATTTTGCAATAATTGTGGCGCCGATAAGGGTTATCAATTAAAGTCAGCTGATAAGCACCCCACATGTAATAAGTGTGCTAAATTGGGTATTAGTTGGTCTAATGAAACTAAGCAAAAAATGAGCGTATCGGCAATCGGTAATGATAATAGCGCTAAAACCCACATCAAAAAAATAAAAGTAAAAAAACAACGCGATAAGTCAACCTATGTTAATCCTAATATTATTTCTGTTTCGCCGCTTCAGCGATATATAAACCATGCTGTACGAAGCTTACTAAATCATAAGCTCCAACGGCGATCTATATCTCGCAAGGGGAACCGAACTTTTGCATTGTTAGGTTATACAGCAGAAGAATTTATTAAGCATATAGAATCATTATGGTTACCTGGTATGTCGTGGGATAATCACGGTGAATGGCATATAGATCATGTAACTCCCGATAGTTGGTTTACTTATAGTAGCCTATTAGATTCTGAATTTAAACAATCATGGTCTTTAGAAAATCTAAGACCTGTATGGGCTTATGATAATCTAAAGAAGGGCAATAGATATGCTGGATAGGAAGATAATATGCCTGCCCCAGTAAGTCGTAAGCAATATCGCATGATGATGGCAATTTTGCATGGCAAACCCGGTCATTCTTCCCGTGGTGACCGTGTCCCCAAGTCTGTTGCCGGTAAGTACGTTGGCCATGGTTCACAAGAGAACTTGCCTGAATCTAAAGGTAAGGAACATGAGGGTGGACGGTGGGACGAAAAAGGTCACACCAAGGATAAAGAGCGAGTTGACGAAGCGCGGACTGACCGTAAGAAGCGCAAAGCATCGCTGCGAAAAGCGTTCGAAGAGTTTTACAAAGGACAAGGAGCAGGTGTCATAGTTCTAGACGACCACGGTCATATCCTGTTAGGTCAAGGTCACGATGGGCTATGGGAAACTCCTGGTGGGCATGTTGAAGATGGTGAATCGTTTGAAGATGCCGCGCGACGAGAACTGAAAGAAGAATCCGGATTGATAGCACCGCTGATGCAGGAGATAGGGTCTGGCAGTTGGGAAGGTAACCAATCTAAGGTGTTTGTAGCTAGTGGCGTCGAAAATAGGTTGAGCTCGAAAAACGACGGTGAACTAAAGAACCTCGCGTTTGTATCACCGGAGAATATACCCTGGTCTAAGCTGCGTCATTGCAGTCGCCAAGGGTTAGAGATCTACTTCAACAAGAAGGTCAACAAATCTCTAGCAGACAGCGTAGCGCTTGAAGATCTAAAGAAAAACATCATACGTGGACAAGTCGGTACCGACGTTGTGTACGAGATGTCGCACGCTGACGCGCTCAAATTGGTTGGTAGCGGTACGTTTAAGTTACTACGCAATATCACTAAAGATATGCAGGATGAAGATTTCCGAGAGTTTAAGTTCGATAGTCACACTATCTCTATCCGTCGACATTCTAGCGACGTGTACTCCGGGCGTATAACTGACGGACACAAACTCGTGCATCAGTGGACTAATCGCTCGTTGCCGGGAATGGCTGCTGAACTGATGAGCGTGTTCGAGTGGTATTCCCCTGAAGATGAGAAGATGCTTCAAAACCTCGCGGAAACAGACATCTCCGATGATGCGATCGAAGGTGGTTTAAACGCGCTCACTGAGAATTATCGCAAGCATAACATCGCCAACATCTACTCGGAGATGGAAACTATCCGAAGTGATATACGCAACGGCATGGCGGTTGATCTACAGCAAGTTGAGCAGCGCATCATGAAGCTGTTTGATCGCATGGAAACCAATCTTCTTAGTGTTGTAGACGGCCACAACAAGTTGATGGAAGAATCGGGCGATGAGATCGACAACTTGCACAGCAAACTGTTAGATCTACAGGTTAAGCTAGATGAGCTATCTAAGAAACCCACGCAGGTCGAGGCGTATTCCGCTCATCCCGCAAATCCCACGCACGTGTACCAAGAAGGTTACATATACTTGCCCAAACCAAGCGTAGTTGTTCATCCTGATGGGCGGATCGTCATATCTTTCAATGAAGATTGGTCTTCGATGGACCGCGAGAATTTCCTCAAGGATATGAGGGCTAAAGCTCTCAAGCAACCCAAGGCATAAACGTGAACGCTAACTTTGAACTGCAACAACTACGACAACGGCTTCTTTCCGCTGGTTACAGCGACGATGAAGCTGATGACGTTTGTCGTTACGCTGCAGCAGAGATCGGCGATGGTATAGCAGACGCCGTAGCTGACGCATTGAACGAAGCTGAGCAAGCTGGATTAGCTCTCGGTGCGTTAGATTTCATGTCGGAATTACAAGCAGTTCCCACTGGAGATATATTTCAGATAACTACAGATTCTGGACGCACGGATTTTTCAGAACCTCCGTTTCCTATGATGTCCAGGTTGCTGCGCAATGCCAAAGTCGCTAAGGATGGAAGTCGATACAAGCACATCCCGATAGAGAACAAGAAAGCGGGTATGCCATCTACTAGTTACCAGGTCGCGCAGGATAGGCAGGCTCAGTTAGAGGCTGCTAAGCAGCGGTTGAACGACGAGATCGGTAAGGGCATCCAATCTCCCGACGTGTCGAGACCCGCTCGAGCGTATGCTGATGCGTACCGACAAAATAGACAGCCAAAGCACAGCGAGCGGCGATCTGCTCGTTCCAACGACGTATCGTTTAAGACCGTATCGTCAAAGCAAGACCCAAGCACGAGTTGGGTACTGCCGCCTAAAGAGCAAGATATGACCGGTACGCTGATGAACATCAACGCCAACTTGCGATCCTCTATCGAAGAGATAGTGCGGCAAGCTATAATGAAGTACCAGGTGTAAACATGTGGATCATGCCGCAAATTGCACTTCAAAAAGTTCTGCAAACTGGATTAAGAGATCTAAAAGATAATCCTGCTCTTATCGAAGATATCTTCAACTACATGCATGAACCAGACTTAGCAGTAGATTACGGTGAGGCGTACGTCGCTAAGATTAAGGACTGGTTTATACAGACTAAAATACCAGTTTTACATGCGTGGACTTTTAACGCTGATCGTATACCATGTATCAGTATACATTTAGCCAACGAAGCCGAAGATGAGCAGAAAACTGCTCTTGGCGATCATTTTGGTAGCGGAGAGAACGGTGATTTTGGCACTACACCACTAGTTACTCAACTAGATATTGGTATACACGCCAGTAAGAACTCTGACGAAGTATTATGGCTATATTATATAGTAACTTATGTGCTTTTCCGTAACAAGCTGTATGCTGAAAAATTAGGTCTGCGATTACAAACATTTACAGCTTCGGATTGGGATAAGCGTCCAGAGTACATGGTAGAAAACATCTGGACCAGGTGGATGAGATTCCGCTGCATCACCCAAAACTTTTGGGATTCTGTGGATAGGTCTCAGGAGATCGATGATGTTGAAGTCATGGTTGATCCTGAATCTATATCAGTAGAATCTTAGTAACTTAAGGAGAAGTTATGCGAAAACGTGATATAGAGTTGATGCGTCAGCTTAAGCATGACGAAGAAAAAGCTCGCCAAGCTAATAAGTCATTGTCAGTAGCTGAAGAGTCTACTGAAAATACGGTAAGTTTTGATTCATGGTGGATTGATGTGGCGAAGCAACTCAATCTTCAACCGCACATGAAAGAGATCGTTTGGGCCGATTTCAAAGGCCGTGGCTTGAAGAAGCAAGCTACGCTAGCTAAGTATTTAGAAGCTTTGAGGTTATTTGGCTATAAACTGTAAGTTCAATAATAGAAGTATGGCATGGCGTTTAGGCTTAACCGTAGTGATATAATATAAAATGCTACTAAGCCTATAATGACAGTCATACGCTGTCCACTATAAAGGGGAATACTCATGGCGATCAGCGTTCAATTCAATGGAAGCACGATATTTAAGCCAGGTGCTTATTCCAAAACCACGATCGATGTCGGCGGTGGTTTCCCCATCGGCCCAGCCGGACTGATCGCGGTGTTTGGTGAAGCAGATGCTGGCGCGCCGGGATCAACAGAAGTTGATATCCGCAACAACCGGTTCACTGCAGATCAATTGCCGCAAATTCGAGCCAAGTATCGTTCTGGTCCGATCGTAGATGCTGCAAGTTTTCTGTTCGCACCTGCTGCTGATGCTGCGATCCCATCTGGTGCACAGACCGTTTGGTTCTATAAAACAAACGCATCAGTTCGTTCTTCGTTAGTGTTAGCGAATAGTTACGGCACCGTACGTTCGCTCGAATGGGGAATCGGCGGAAACCGCGTCACAGTAGAAATCTTGAACGTAGCGGAAGTTGGTCCAGTAATTACCGGAACAACGATCGCTCTGTTCGGTGCAACGCTGAATGGACTCACATTTAATTTCTTCGAGAACGGTGTTGCAAAATCCGTTCAACTATCAACAACTCCCGCTGATCACGCGGATATCGCTACGCTAGTAACGGAACTTAGTACCAAGCTGCTTGCTGCGTCTAGTACTATCGTAGTTAGTAATGTTGGTGATGCTCTCAGGTTTTCTCTTCCCGCAGATGCGCTTGCGTATCAAAAAGGTTGGGCAAAATCTCTAGTTCTCAATGGTGTCGTTCTTGATCTTGCTGCTGCCGGTCTAGTTCCTGTTGCGCAAGTTTCTGCCTCTGAAACCGTGACTACGATCAATCTCGCGCAACCTCGCGATCTATTGACCGAATCTGATACGGTTGGTGGAAACGTTGTTCTTGAGATTGGTCATGACGGTTCTAGCGGCGTGACCGCTGCTTCCGTTACGATCAACGCAACCAGCGTTACCTTAAACCAGACTCCGAGCGCAGTACACACGTTCTTGAAGGCAAACTATCCAACCGTCAAGGAATTGGCGGACGATATCGACCTTCTCCCAGGTTGGACAGCTTCAGTTGCCAACGCGCAGTACAACCAGTTGTCTCCCGATATCCTTGATCAGGTAACTTCTGTTGGTGCATTGTCAACGTTCACGTTCCAACCTGCGATGATCAAGAAAGATGCAGCTGAAGTTCAATCGATGTTCGATAACTCCAACATCGCCGAACTTGTTACTCCCGCAGAATGTGGTCTGCCAACTGCTTTGACGAAAGTTGCTCTCACGGGCGGCGCAAAGGGCGGCTCATCTTCTGTTGATATGATCAACGCCTTGGAGAAATTCACGAAGTTCCAAGTTAACTTCATCGTTCCCCTGTTCAGCCGCGATGCGACCGATGATATCTCTGATGGTTTGACTGATGCCACCTCGACCTACACGATCGATGGTATCCATCAAGCAGTTAAGACGCACATCAGTCTCATGAAGACGACCAAGAAACGCAGCGAACGTCAGGGTTACCTATCGCTCAAGAAATCGTTTGTAGCTTGCAAGACAAAAGCTGGTGATCTGGCTGACGGTCGTCTGCAACTAGTTATCCAGGATGTGCGACAGGTTGATGCTGCGGGAAACATCCTTTGGTTCCAACCTTGGGCATTTGCGGCGATGTTAGCTGGTGCTCGTTCTGGTGCTCCGATCGGTGAACCCATGACCTTCAAGTTCCTGAACGTCTCGGGTATCCGCCATACGGCGCAACCGATGTCGACGGCAGAAGCCGATATCGTGATCGACTTCGATCCGGATCTCCAATCGGAAGAAGCCATCGAAGCTGGTATCACTTTCATGGAAGCTCGCCAAACTGGTGGTTTCCGAGTAGTAGTTGACAATACAACGTACGGTCGCGATGCGAACTTCGTTTGGAACCGTGCTAACGTCATCTACGCAGCTGATATCGTAGCCTTCAACCTTCGCACTCAGCTTGAGAACATCTACGTTGGGCGCAAGAACACGGTCAAGACGGCAGAAGTTGCGGGATCAGCGGCTTCTATCCTTGAGCAACTCAAAGCTCAAGGCGTTACGGTTGCTACAGCGGATGCTCCCAATGGTTTCAAGGATCTGAGTGTGCAGCTCAACGGCAACGTGATCTACGTAACGGTTGTAGTGAAAATCGTAGAAGGGATCGATTTCATCTTGAACGACATCACAATACAGCGCGCTACTGCTGCCTAATTAAGTAGTTACTGACTTACCCTCCACAAATGGTACAATATTTGTGGAGGGTATTTTTATGTATAAGTGTCCACTATGCGAGATGCAATCAGAAGCATTTAACGTACTATGTTCTTCTCATTATCGCAAACACAAGCATGAATTATCATTGCCAGACTATAAGCGACAACTTCTAATTGCTAATGATAGAATTCCGCCAGTTTGTCCGGTATGTGGATTAGAAACTACAATTCCCAAAGGTGAAAAAGATTTTCCCAAATTTCATAAAGCTTGTTATTTCCAAAAGATAGGCGGAGTCAATAATCCTAATTACGGCGGTGGCAAACTTTTAGTTTACTGTGAAGAATGCAAAAAACCACTGCATAAACACGTGTCGCACTTACAACGTGATAAGAAATTTTGTTCGACATCGTGTGCTCAAACATTTTATGGTCGCGAAGAAAACTGGACACCTGCCATAAAAGAACGTCATGCACAAGCGTCAGTACGAATGAAGGAGATGATGCAGAATCCGTGTTTGCGGCAGAAGATTGCCAAAGGTCAAGCCCGTGCATTTAAGGATGGGCGTTCCCAATTTGAAAAAGACGTGTATTCATATATAGTCCTTGCTCATCCTGATGCTATTTTTAGTCATCAGATTGATTACTATGTTGTTGATATCTTTATTCCTTCTTTGAATCAAGTGGTAGAGGCACAAGGCGATTATTGGCACTCATTGCCCGATCAAGCTAGCAAAGATCGAGGTAAACTACTATTTTTAACAAACAAGGGTTACAGAGTTAGTTACGTATGGGAACACGAATGGGAAAACGCTGTCGATAAAAATCAACTTTTATCAATCTGTTTAAATAGGGTTAGTGAATATACATTACCCACTATTGATCTTATGGTTATTGGCGGCGTATCGGGATCCGGAAAATCGTGGGTGTGCAGTCAGTTAAGCGATACATTTGCTTATGTTGAGTATGATAAAACCCCCAAAAAAGACTTATATAATTCAATCTTTATAGCCGGAATATCAGGTAAAACTGTTCTGGTAGATATGCATAACGGTATATCAACCTTTATAAGGAGAGCTGGAGGGCGATTTAATATTAGTTTGGTGTGTATCGATGAATCCTTAGACATTATTCAAGAGCGATTAACTAAGCGCGGTGGAGTACTTACTGATAGCATCATCAAGCGGACCCGCCGAATAAAGAAGCTTGCACAGCAACCGTACTGCTTGTTCAGCGGATCTTCCCAGGAAGTCCTCAGCTTCCTAAAATCACGCTAAACTATCTAGCCTCTCTCCTGATATAGTGATTATCTAGGGACCAATGTAGGTCCTAAAATAATTCAGCGTACGGGGAACCGAACCCCAAAAAGGAGAGAAAGATGTCAGGCAAATTACCCGGTTTTATCACTGGTGCAAACGCGAAGATCCGCTTCGATGGGATCACCGTCGCGTACGCTACCGACGTAAGCTACAACGTAGATACGCTTACAGTTCCTGTAGAGTGTATGGGGCGCTACGAAGTATTGTCAAACGAACCAATTGCTTACGGTTGCAACGGTACGCTCAGCGTTATCCGTTACACCAAAGAAGCCAAGGTTGCTGGTGTTGATGGCGCAGCTGTCAATGGTAACCCAGCTTCCAACATCGGCGGCACGACCGTCAAGTTCGGTGACCATCTTAGTCCTTCAACCATGCTCACGTCCAAGACGTTTGACCTAGAAGTTTACCAGAAGACGACGCAAGCTGCTGGTGGAACATCGGGCGTTGAAGCTGTGTATAAGATCAAAGATTGCAGACTAACTCGTCGCGGCGCAACGCTCAACAAGCGCGGTGTCCTAGTTGATACTTACGCTTTCGTTGGTATCTTGGCGGAAGATTCCGACGGTACGCCGGTCGGTACTTCAGGCGAGACGGATCTAGCGTAATAAGGTGATACATGGCTGGTCAAATACCGTTCTTCATAACTGGTGCTGCTGCCAAATTGAAGCTTAACGGCTTGACCTTAGCTATGTGTACGGATGTTACATACTCTATCAAGGTAAAACATGCAGCCCCACATGTCCTTGGAGTATTTGAAGCTTTCACATTAGAACCACTATCCTACGAGGTTAGTGGTTCTTTTTCCGTTATCCGGTACACGCGCGGGTTGAAGGATTTTATCCAAGAATATGGTAAAACCCCAGATGGTGTATCTGAAAAAGGAAATGGAGTTGGTTCTTGGGGTCCTAGTAGCGGCATAGATACGGTAGCTGCTAGTTTAGGCGGCAACAGTTTCGGTGGTACTTCTCGAGTCGACCAATCCTTTGATCCCTCTAAGTTGCATACCCCGTTGATGTTTGATATCGAGATCCACCAAAAAACAACGCAGGGTGAAACTGGGATAATCGCTAGATTACGCAATTGTCGATTAACTAGTTCTGACTTTAAATTGATGAAACGTGGTCTAGCGATGCAAACTTTTACTTTTCAGGCGTGCTACGCGGATGAAGACAGTTTCAACGCGGGCGTATCTGGGGTAGGACAAGTTCTTATTTAAGGTGATGTATGGCTAATAAATTTGGAGCAAGTCCTGCGGGTATTCCGACCGGCGCCAGCGTTGCGGACAACGTACTTAGCAATTTTCAAGGGATACTATCAGTTGCCCCTCACGGCAAGTATATTACCGGAGCCAGAACCATCATAAAGATCAACGGTAAGTTAGCTGCCTTTGCTTTTTCAGTCACTTGGAACATACGCACCGAGCAAGATGAAATCTGGACTATCGACGATTGGACTGCTTACGAATTAGCTCCTAAACGCATCTCAATTGATGGAACTATCGGCGGTTTTTACTTCCCCTTCAAGGGTTCCCCCACCAAGTCGATGATCATGCCGAACATGCTGTCGTTCATGTTTCATAAGTACTTAACTATAGAGGTCAAGGATAGAGTTACTGACGCTTTACTTTTTCAAACAAATAGAGCCGTTATCACCGGATTAACGCAGAACGTAGCGACAGAACAGCTCTCTAATGTTACTCTTACCTTTAAAGCTATTGGTTGGGCTGACGAAAAACAAGCAGTCTATCCAAGCGATATACCGCAGCCAGGTGGAACAGACGCACCAGCTAGTACTACTAGTGGATTAGTTGGTGCCGTCAGCAGCCTGTTTTAAACCAGGGTATAATCACAAGCAGTTAAGCCTTATAAGCTAGGAGTTAATCTATGTACGGATCTCTTCCTAAGATAGAACGTTCGTTCGATCTAGACCATAAAGGCGCTGTAACAGGCGTTGAATACAAGGGTTCTTTTACGGTTAGGTGCGTGCTGAACGTTGGACAAAAACACTCTGTGGAACTAGAAAAGTCACGCTTGATGGCAGATCAGCGCAATCCGACTAATGGTCTTATCAGTCTAGCCGTTGCTCTCGCTGAAATTCGCGGTCGCTTGGTAGACTCACCATCGTGGTGGAAAGATTCAAAGGCTGCTACTGACTTCATAGACGACGACGTGGTTTACGAGGTGTTCAACCGCTGCCTAGATATGGAAGATCAATGGAAAACCGAACTTAAGAAGAATGCGGAAGAAGCAGCCTCAAAAAACGCCCAAACGGTGAGCCAGTAACTGGTCTCACCGTACTAGATAGCATACAAGAATTAGCCCGTTACAATGCCCGAAACAACGCGGGCACTGATGGGACTTTACGCTTTCTCCAAAGTTGGTGGTCCCGCACCTATAATCGCCCCCTCAAAGATCCAATATTATCTACCTATACTCTAGAAGAACTCGCATACGAATATTTTGACCATAAAGAGCGTGATGCTTATTCCTTAGAGCAGCAAGAGGAAGAAACTGATAAGATAGAAGATGCCAAGATCGACGATGCGATCAAATGGGCTGAAGAGGAAGAGGCTAAAGAAAACCAGCAACTACAGGCCAAAGATGCTGCTAATTCTACTCCTACCATCACACCAGAAGACGAAGTATGGATGGAAGAACAGATGCGTCGGGAGAAAGAGATTAACGGTGAAACCTTTGGCGAAGATATAGCTGAGGAGTTCGGGTGATATGGCAGGTCGTGACAACAACGATGATATGCCCATTGCTGTGCAGCGAGCATTGGCGCGTGAACAACGATTAGCAAGTCGACCCACGCAGAAAGAACTCGAATTAGCTGGACGTGTTGCAGCAACCCACCGATCGTACGCAAAAGCACAAAGTGAAGCAAACGCTTCTAACTTAGACACTCTTGAAAATCGACGCAGTGAATATCAGTCAGCTCAAGATAGACTGCAAACCTACGCGATGCAGCAAGAAACGCTACAATCGTCGCGACTACGTTCTGCGGTTTATACCGCCACGTCACCAGCTTCTATCAATACAGATGTAGCTCAATTTCGCAGCATGCGGGATGTTCAGCGAGAAGCATACAATCTAGCGAATCGACGAGGCTTTGATCCTGAGCGCGGTTTATCGAGAGCAGCAAGAGGTTTATCCGCTATCCATGAACGTATGGCCATGGTCGCTGAAGATACCGATATGCCGCGCGTGGAGCGCGAACAGGAGTTAGCAGAGCTAGCTAAGAGAGCGCAAAGATTTACGCAACGTAGGGCAACTTACGAAGTTGCTGGCCAAGTCATGCACCGTCAAGGTCGCGACGAAGAAGGTATCATGCGTCGCGCTGAGCGAGCTATCGGGCAATATCAACGAACCGCAACGGGTGTTGGTATAGCAGAAAACGTGGCTGCAGGACAATACGGCACTTACAAAGACCTTCAGCTGCGACAGATGGAAGTTGGTGGTCAACTGCAGAAAGCACAGGCAGATCTTGCGGCGCTAACTTCCCAGGAAGTAAAGAAGCGCAAGGAACTGCTGCGAACTATCGATGCGTTGACTTCAGAAACAGATAAGAACGCGCAGGTCATGGCCGAGATGAACCGCCAAGGTAAGACCGGTGGTGGCGGTGGTGGAGCTATGATCACCCGTGGTATGGGAGCCCTTGGTCAAGGGTTGCAGATGGCGGGTGCCGTTGGTCACACTTATTATGACTATTCGCGCTTTAAAAACGTAGGTTCAGAACTATCATTGCTAGATATGCGCGTTGGTTATGCTCAGTTAGCAAACCGACAGTACCAAGATGCGCGAGCCATGGGTCAAGGTGACATGGCTGCGATGATGCGGATAATGGGCGGAGCGTATGGTAGCGCAGCGTTAACAGGCTCCAGTCTGAAACAGAAAGAAGCAGAAGCGCTTACCGGTGGGATGTGGGGAACAGGAGTTGGTGCTGCTGGAAAAATAATCAGCGGTGCTGCAGGTGGCGCCGTTATAGGATCTGCGGTTCCTCTATTAGGCACAGCAGCCGGTATCGTTGGTGGTGGATTAGCTGCTGGAGCGAGTTCTCTAGGTGATATCGGCGGTATCGCTAAAACTTCACTTTCATTAGAGAAACGTATACCACAGTCTCAAGTCGACATCGAAGCTCAAAATAAGGCTCTTCAGCTATTTACGGAGATGAACGCACCGCAAGCGCAGCAAGTACAAGCTTACCGCGATACCGTTATGAGCTACGCAGAAGCACTGCGGGGCGTAGGCGAAGGG